CTGGATTCGACTATCGGGTATCGGCGCCAGGCGCAGTGGCAAGAAACCGGGGGCAACGAGGAAACGGCGGGAAGGATGGCGTCCCCAACTGGATTCGAACCAGTATCTAGCCCTTAGGAGGGGTATGATGATGAAGAATCCAAGGGGACGATAACAGTCAAAAACCCAGCAACCAACTGTTTTATAAGCATTTCCTAATGAAATGAGAGACAGTTGAGTACGTGTAAGAGCGTTGAACGTCTCCAGAAGTAGTAGCCAAAGTAGTGACCAGTAGTAACTTAGGAGACCAGCGCAATGGCAGGGAACACACAAGATAAACGGGTCAACGACCAGAAGCTTCGCGGCCTGAAAGACGGTGGAACGCTCACAGAGAGCTTACCGGGTCGCGGAACCGGAAGCATCCTCTTCAAAAAAATTGGGGCGGTCACAACCGCGTACTACCGCTGGAATCTCAACAAGAAGCCGGGGCAACTTAGCATCGGTCAGTACGCATCGACGCCCTCTTCTACCGGCTGGAAGCTTGCCGAAATTCGTGATGAAGCCGCCCGGCTGGCGAAGATTCTGCGTGAGCACGGGAATCCGAAGGAATACCTCGCTCGACAGGAAGCTGTGCAGGAGGCCGAGGCAAAGGCTGCTGATGCAGAGTCGAAACTTGGCACATTCAAAAATCTGCTCGACGACTACTCAGCAGACCTCCTTGCACGCAAGCGTGTGAAGGCAAAGCAAGTCGCTCGGATGTTCGAGATGCACGTGATCGAGCCGTTCCCCGCTCTTGCTGCGAAGCCAGCACGGGACATCAAAGCAGATGACATAGCCTCGATCCTCAAACGCGTCCTGAATTCGAAGCCGAAGAGCCGTGGTATCAACAACACGACTCCTGCTCCGGTCACGAGCATGCGCTCGACGACAGACACGCTTCATACGTACATTTCTGCTGCTTTCGAGCTAGCGAAGACAAGTGCGGTATCGATTGAAAGCACCATCGAAGATCCGAAGCACTACGGCATTGTCTTCAATGTCGCTGCGGCTGTCGGCGGACTCAAAGACGTGTATCTCGGTGATACAGAATCTCTTGAGCAGAACGAGCTGGGCGAGCTACTCAGGTATCTCGATTCGCTTCCTGAGCGCCAACGCGCTATCGCCCTGGCCCCAATCTATCTTGGTGGGCAGCGACTCAAGATGCTCGTCTCGCTGGAGTGGAAGCGCACTTATAAAGACGGGATTTTGCTGATTGACAAGAAGGGCAAGAGCAAGCCGCGCAAGCACTTCCTGCCGCTCACACCCCGCATCAAGGAAATCCTGGAGCCGCTTCTTGAAGTGCGCTTAAGCGAATACGGCCCGTTCGCGCTCACTGAAAATCCCGTGGGCAGCGTCTACGTGAGCAAATTCTACAGCGATGCCGGAAAGGCCCTGAGCGACGTCGGTCTCACACGCTACTTCAGCTGGAAGAACGTACGTGTTTCAGCCGAGACGATGCTAGCTGGACTGGGAATCACTGAAGAGGTGAGAAGCCATTTGCTGTCTCACGGGAGATCAGGAGTGCAAGCGAAGCACTATGACCGAAACGCTTACTTGAACGAGAAGACCGCCGCGCTAGAAATGTGGTGCGCATACCTCGATGACCTGCGCGAGGGTAAGACCAGAAAAGACCTGATTATCCTGAGCTTCTCAGACATCCGATCAACGCAAAACTACACCCCCGACGACGGTGCGGCCATTGATCTTGACGAGGATGACGACTGATTGAGCCGGAGTGCTGTGGGTAGGATTTCCGCCCGCAGCGCTTGACACAGCAGAAAAGACTTGACCCAAGCCCTCCAGATCATTAATATCCGCGATAATAAAGCAATGAGGAGGCAAAATGGATGCAGTGATTTCTGATCGTTTTTTGAGATCTGTCGATGTAGCAAAGATTCTGGGTGTTCACAAAAAGACTGTTGAGCGCATGGAAAAGCGTGGCGAGCTACCACCGAAGTCAAAAATCAGTCACAAGACCGTGGGTTGGCGGGCAAGCAGAATCCAAGAATTTTTGAACACGCTCTGAAGCTCTGAAGCGGGAGGTCTCATGACCACTAGCTTATAAAAAAGGCACCTACCAGGTGCCTTTTTTGCTTTTAGTTCTGTACTAGCTTTTAGCTGCAACAGTCCCCGATACTCCAGCTCCAACAGCAGCCCCCGTACCGGCAACAACGGCAGTTCCGACAGCCATTCCCCCACCGCCAGCAGCAACAGCACCACCACCGAGAGCAGCGAGTGAAGCGTTGGTCAGAGCGGCCCCTGAGAGTGTGCTGATTGCCGTTCCAGCGCTAGCCGCCCCTAAGAGGCCAGCCGAGCCAGCTGCCGCTGCAATTGCCGGGGCCGCTACAAACGCAGCTCCGCCTGTAGCAACAGTCGCCGCCACAACAGCCACAGTCTTTCCTGGATTCTCAGCGATTGCATCAACAACGTCTGCAACGAGTCCACCAGCAACGCCTGGAGGACCAAAAAAGAATTCGTCTAATGCGCTGAAGAGACCCATTATTTGCACTCCTTGGCAGTGGCTTCAGTCAAGAACATAGCATCAATGTGCCACCACCGAAAGATCACTCATCTTCGTCAAGCCCCAGATCTTTACGAATCTCTTCTGACGAAAACGTCTTCTCTTCACCTCGTTTCACACGCTCAAGAACCTCTTGCGCTTGCTCGGCATCATCAGGCTTCTTCAATTTCCCAAACGCATGAAGCTCACGAAAATCGAAATTATCGTCGAACAGACGGCACTGCTTGTACTGTGCTCGTAGCGTCATGATTGTGTACTCGAAGCAGCTCGGGCACAGCCGCAGGCTGTACCGCTCACCAGCAATCTCACCTTCAACCTTGCCTACAATTTTGGGGAACTCACAGACCTGGCAGCGCTCGGGCTGCCCTTCTGTTGTTGCCAACGACTCATCCATCCTTGTCTTCCTCCCTCTTTCCGGCTGATCCCCATCCAAGGGCTTTCTGTGAGTCAGACTCTTTGATGTTCCAGCCATTAACTGTGTTGATGTTTGGTCGAATCTTTGCCCATCGCCTCCAGACTTCGTATCCAAGCTGTAGGTTTTCAGGCTTTTGGCATTTCGGGTCTGCCCTCACTAGCTCAGCCAAAGACTCTTCGACTGCTTGTAGCGCTGACAGGATTTCTTTTTGGTTAAGAAATTCTTTTTTGGGAACCAGTTTCTCTTTGTGCCGCGACTCGAATGACGTGAAATACTGTAAAAGCCTTTTGGTAGCTTCGGGGTATGGAAAGAGTTTGCGCACTTCGTCCCGCTTTCTTTTATCTAGCAGGTCTTCATAAGCAAAAGTGATCAAGCGCTTCTTTTTTTGGCCGTAATCAACTTGATAAAAGCTAACGCTCGTCGCTGCTTCTCGTATCCAGATGCTTCCTTTACCTCTCTTTTCTTGCTCCATAACCGGTTGCCTCTTCTTATTTTTATTGGCAATAACTTCATATTGCATACTATTAGTATAACATCAAAACAATATAAATATCGTAAAGTCAAGCATTGCGTAGAATATTTTTACAGCCTCCGGCTAAGGAAACCAGTGGAGGTGGGCTGATAGCCTCAGGAACAAATCCAATACACTTGTTGATATGTGTAATGAATTTGTTCCGCATTTCTTGGTGATTGCTGGGCTAAACCGGATTCTTGCCATTCAATCACAGAAAAGTTGAACACGCCCTGAGGGCGTGCTGTTTATGAAACATTTGACATCATTGATTCTCGTAACCATCCTATCCACACCCTGAAACTTGAGGTTCAATGAATGCAAATAACGATTGTAAATAGCAAGGGCTTGTCTTCAGTTGATGAGGCACTCAAGTATTGTGAAGCACAGAGTTTCACTAAACCATTATGCGTCGTACAGGACTGGCAAGTTTTTGAAGATAAGAATCAAGACATTCGGAATGACAAGGATATCCAGCCTTACGCGCTACATGCGCGTAAAATCCTTTATGAAAGTAGCAGTAGCGGTCGGCAAACAAGGACTATTGCTGGTGTTTATCTTGTGTCCGGGCCAAACTCATTCACGTTCGAAACAAAAGACACAGTCTATATACTAGTCGGAGCGGGTGAGATTTTTTACTTCTCATGAGACAGCACTTTGTTGATCTCTAGCTTTCTGGCAGCTATTGCATAGTTTCCACACCCAATGGTTCTCTACCTGCTCAACGGCATTCGTTGCACCGCAGAACTGACAAATGCCGTCCGTAGCTAGCTCCACGGCGTCGGCAAGCACGACCAGATGCTCCGGCAGCCTTCCGCAATCGATCCGCAGATACCCATTCGAGGGCTTCAGTCCGAGCGGCATGACGCCAGAGTCCCTACATGCTTGGCGAAAAGCATCAGCGTATTGCTGCCAACCGGCATAAAATTCTCCGAGACTTCCAGCCACTCGATCATTCATTTCCACGACCACCTCCCAGACCAATCCACTCCACTGGCCTCTTTCAGCGTAGCTGGTACTCAATCTATCACACAGATTCCGTGTGATATATCACATGAAAAACCAGCTGGTCACGTGATATATCACGCAAAACATGATGCCGGCGCGTGATATATCACACGAAACAAATCTCTCCACGTGACATATCACAGGGCGAATGGTTGTACGCGTGATATATCACATGAAAACGACTAGAACGCGTGATATGTCACGCACAACACAATATCAGCACGTGATATATCACACGGCAAAGCGCGTGATAGAAAATATTTCAAAAAATTAATATACGAATTAAAAAACACGATTAATTAATGTTATAGTTAATATGTAGAGATAAAGATCTAAGCCAGCAATGTCTATATATATTATCACTACGCCGATATTCATCGGCTCCGCTCAATCTATATAGACGCTGGCTGCTCACACCCCTTCGGGGGTTGCGCGGATAGATCAAGAGCAAAAGCGATCCAACCCATAACAATAATAAGAAGGCCTCGACAATGACCAATAACAAAAAAAGAGGAAAACCCTCACTCTCGCAACAAGAGAAAAGAACCAACAAAGTGCTTGTGGCATTTAATGCCGAAGAGCACGAAAGGCTGTTAAGCATCATGGACGAATGCGGCTTCGATAGCCCTGCAATCTTCCTGAGAGCTTCTGGGCTCCGCTCACAGCTACCACAGAAAGTTGTTCTGCACGCTGATCGAGTCGAAGTATTCAAACTTCTCTCATCGTCGATAAAAGGTCTTGACCTGGCAATCGAGAAGAATTTTCACAAGCCGTCTATTAAGTTAGTTCGTGAACATCTTGTGCAAATCGCGAAAGCACTCATCGACGTAGAGAACGCTAATGGAGACCATCAATGATCTCCCGTAAATTCCCGAACGAAAGCGGTTCATCAAAGATCCGTGTTGAGTATGTCTTTGGTAAAGGACATGAGCACAAGTGCGATCAAGTTGAGTTCGTGGGCGGCAACGTCTTCGGCTCAACTCTTGATGAGCTTATCGAAGAACTGGACACGCCATGTCATCTGCGAAAAGCAGCAACAGGTAAAGAGAGCGGCAAGTGCCATACGCACTACATGCTCAGCCTCGCACCAGGAGAGACTCTAAACGTCCACCAATGGCGGAAGATTCTCTTTAAAACGATGACTGCCCTTGGCTACACCGAGGACCACAAATTCTTTGGTGAGATTCACAACAATACTGACTATCAACACATGCATATCTGCGGCAACCGCATCAGCATGCGCGATTTTAAGCTACTGCCAGAGGGCAACGACTACGAAGTGCTGATGCAAGTGTGCAGAGATATAGAGCACGAGTACGGCTTACAAGTCGTCCCCATGCCGCACGAGACTTTCGGTGTGAACTTGACTCGTGAAGAAGTAGAGGCCTCACAGAAGTCAGGAGAAGTCGCTTGGAAGCACAAGCTGATCGCTCGCGTTGCTACTGCCCTAGAACGTACTCAAGAGACCGGTGGCAACATGCTCGACTTCATCAAGCTGCTTAAGAAAGCGGAAATTGGCGTCGAGATGACAACTGATAAAAGCGGGAAACCGACCGGAATCAGCTATCGGTTCGAGGGAAAATCGATATCTGGTAGGCAACTCAAGAGATCACGTTTCACATGGCAAAACTTAACAAGAAGAGAAGGAGTTCACTATGACGAATCAATGCTTCCAGAACTACAGAAAGCTGTTAGAACAAGAGATGCAGAACCAGAAGAAAAACCTGGACCAAAACCAACCTCGCACCAAGGACTCCTCGTCACCTCCCCCAACCCAAAGGCAGTGAAGCCAAAGGGCAAGGCATTCGCGATTGTCGTGCATGCCGACAGACTTCGCAGGATGCCCATCATGAGGCTCCTTGAGCCAACATACTCAAAAGGAAACAAGCTGTTCTATCTCTTCCAGTCCCCACGAAAACTGACGCGTAAGGAAGTCGAAGAGAAGATCTACAACGAACAAGTCGAGCGCTCGATCAGAGCTGCTCTAAGCCTCATAGAGGCCATCTTGGCGGTATTTCGGTGCAGAATCGAGATTGAGCACGATCCAGAAGACATGCAAGGTCCGATCTATTCACTCGATACCACAATGGCTCCTACGGCCATCAAACAAGCCCCATCAGCTGCGCCATCCCCCGCCTAACCCCGCCGCCCTTGAGGCGGCTTCTTCTTGAACCGCTCCATGATCCGCTCTGCTTCTGCCTCCCCTTCCCTGTTCAAGCGCTCAACCTGGTCTGATGACATTTCGCGAAGACCATCAATCTTCTCTTGCTGCCTTCGCCTCTTCTCTTGCTCCAACTCTTTCATATATGCACCAAATAAATTATTTTAATTATTTTAATTTATCTTGTTAAAACTGCAAATTAAACTGTTATACTATAAATATGCAAACAAAGAACAACAATAAGGATAAATTGCATGGACACTAAAATAATACTTAAGGCTGAAGCCGTACTTGATGAGATGCTAAAGAGTCTCAAAGCAGAGCGTTCAATTCTCTATTCTGACATTCATCTTACTAAGCTAGCAAACAACTACAACATCAGCTTCAGAATCCATACTTATGATGTAGTCACTACCATTAAGCTGACCTTAGATTTCGAGCTTATTGGTGTGTTCACTTGGGTTCCTGAGAGCAAAGGCGTCAAGAACATATCTTCAGCTAAAGAAGCGATGAACAAGCGCCATCAGACGCTGTTCGAAGCCAAGATTGCTCCAGTTCTTGCCAAAGTGGTTGGAGCTTGATCATGCATCCCAAAGTTCGCGAGAGACAGCTGACAGTACGACTTGGCAAAGTGCTGGCACTGACCGCAGATCACTTCATGAGAACCAAGGAAATGGAGCCATTTGACTTATGCTTGAAGGCAGGGGCCATGGCCGCCAAGGTTGGTATCACTGAAGCTGAGATCGATGAGCTTGAGCACCTGGTCAACGCTGCTCTGAATCTCCCCGGCCCTGCGTACATCCACGCTGCAAACGGGAAGTCCGATCCGCTGGATATAAACGAGATCTTGGATGCTCAAGACTCAAACTGGCCATCACATTGATGGCCAGTCACAGCGGTCTTCGAACTCGTACCCCATCTCCTCAAGCAGCCTGCTAAGCTCTCCAGAAGCACGCTCATCGTAAACTAGCTTTGCATCAGTGTACGAGAGCGCTAAGTGCAACGGCTCAACCACGAGATCTCCGCGCATTTCCGTCACAACTGGCGGATCAATGACCCAAACCTCGACAAGTGCAAGGCCTTCGAAGTAGCCGCGCTTGTTTGATGCCGGCGGATACTCAACTTCCCTCTTCCGCTCCAGACCGCCTGAAGCATTCCAGCAGCTGAGTGACACGGCATACGTCTTGTAGTCGTTGTCAGCGAGCATCGTCAGCTTGTCGAGCGCAGAGTCCCCTGCCAGCGGCAGACCCGGCAGCAACCTCTCCAGCTCACTTGCATCGACAAAGAACTCGTCTAGCTTCGGATTCCCCGCAAGATCACGGAAGTGGTCGAAGCTCTTCATGCCATTGCCCAAAATCTTCGGCTCTGCCGCTAAGGCCTTCCCTAATGTAAATGCCATTGACAATCAACTCCTTGTATATCAAGGAGTTATATTGAAGTTTGAGGCTCGTGTCACTATCGAATTGCCAGCAGCTGACACGGCTTCGATCCGGATCTCGATCAGACCGGGCACGAACAGAGATCCGTCTATGTCCTGTTCATTGCCGGACACGCCGTAGCGCGTCACTTTGTTCACGCCGCCCTGGCGCACGAACACGTTGTATGTGACACCAGCCTGGGCGATGTCGAGCGGATCGTTCTCAAGGACGATTCCAGGGTAATCACTGCTGCGACGTGACCATCTGATTCTGTACGTCGAGCTGGCTGAAACATCATTACCAGCAAGCCACCCGTTGAGCATGACGCGACCAGGCACAACCGGCAGCCTGTACCTTCCACCGATGCTGACGGTCAACGTGGCGCTCTCATTTTCGGTCATTGCATCGTTGTTCGTGTACGTCAGCAGCTTCGCCTGAACGTTCCCAGCCGAGTAGTCCAACATGCTGGTGATCGGCGACTGATCCATAAACCACACCCTGCTGCCCACCGCATGGTCTATGGCTACAGTGTCGATCAGCCCGCGCTCCAGGCCACTGATGAAGTAATTTCCGTTCTCCAGCTGCTCGACATTTCGATACCCGAACCACTCCGTTGAAGCCATCGAAGCATTGTCGATGTACGCCAAATTCTCACCGCGAAGAATCTGGCCGGTCGTCGCGTTCCCCAGCAGGTCGAGGTCTTTCCCAGCGATCTCGAATCCCTCCGGCGTTTTGGCAACAATGACACCGCTCACACTGAAGCCCGTCGTGCCATCCCAAGAGAATTCCTCCTCACCTGGTAGCCTGGTGAGGAGGCGGTAGCCCAGCTCCGCATCCGGGCGCTCGGCAACGCAGATGAGATGTCCTGGTTGGCCTTCGTCATTTAGGAATGCTGGGCACTCAATGATGAGGCTGTTCTCGACCGGGTGAGCAACACTCGAAGGCCGTACCCACTCATCGTTCGCTGGTGGCGTGTAGATCGTTGCAGTAGTACCGAACACGTCTTGGATGAGGCCGAGTTTTATCGTCCCCTTGTCGAGGGTGCCGAGGTCCACGGATGTCACTCGCATGACCATTCTGGTGATATCCAGGGGGCTCCAATTGAGGACGATAGGGTCACCGACTTGAACGCGATGGAGCTTTCGATTGCACTCGACGTTGCAGTTCGTGAGCGGCGATGACAGGGGGATCATCAGGCGAGCAGCGATACCCTGTGCGACCGTGGCCGTGGTCGCGTAAGGGAAGTCCTGCTGCGATGAATCGACCAGGCCTTTATGGATGCGCAGGCCGAGGTTTTGTGCCAGTGCAACTCGCTCTTCATAAGCAGCGCTGCGTGACTTGTACTTCACCCTGATCTCGCTGACCGCGCTGGTTACAGACCCTCGCTTGAAGTCGCTGACCGTCTTGATGATCGACTCGTCAATGACGGGCAATGAGTCGATGTCGTAGTCAGGGCGGACAAGAGAGATGCGTAGTTGGCCGGTGGTTGCGTCGGTGATACGGTTGCCATCGATGTGCTTGAGGATGTCGCTGATCACGTCGCCGACTTGGCTCTGCGAGTCGAGCAGAATCGACAGCCCGATACCTTCGTTGTAGAGACGCTCAGCACAGGACTCGATGGCCGCTATGTCGATCAGCGCGGCAGGCATTGAGGCACCGAACATACGGCTAGTGAGGAACTCGTATATCAAGTACGCGGGGTTAGCGTCGTCTCCAATTCGCTCCCACTGCGTGTTGCCCGCAGGGCTTTTGGGGAAGCGCTGCAACTCCATAGCCGGCGAGTTGAGCGATGTGCTGTTGCCGAAATAGAAATCCTTGAAGACCAGGTAGCATAGGCCGCGCAAGGCACTGGTCTTGTCGCCACCAACTTTCGAAACTAGGTAGCTGTCTTCGATCTGCGTGCGGTCGCCGGGGTAGAACGCGATGGTGCCAGCAACACCGCCGCCGCGATCTTCGCCGCCGAACAGCTGCTTCTTGTCTACTTCGAACGAACCGCTGGAGACCTCGCCTTCCCAAGCAAGGTCTTTCCCGAACCACAGCTTCTTAAGTACGACACCAGGGCCGTAGCAAAGCCCAGCCTGCACACCCAAGTAGTATTTATACCCAACCGTCTGCTTCTTCTTCCCCGCTTTTTTGCGGATCGGAATCGTGCGTAGCGCGCCATACCACAGCACGTTTGGGGCATCGAGCTTGACGGTCCCACCGATGTACTGGATCGGCCTGTCCTGGGCCGTGGCGATGTTGAAGTCTTCGAGCGTCCCTGCTTTCGCTGCTTCCCCACCAACTTTCTTAGCAAGCAGGTACATGCTGACTAGCGAAATGATCAGCACGACTGCGTAGTAAATAATCTGTCCCCAGCCCATCTTTTCTCATCCTTGAGATATTATTATTTCAGTTATTATTTAAATGCCATCGATAAACGGGTTGTCCGATGGGATCGTCATGAACCCGAAGAAGTTGTCCTTGTTGCCAAAGCTGATGCATGCCGGCTTGGTGCGGTCGCAGCCTTTTGTCAGCCTGATTACGTCCCCTTCCTTGAGGCCGTCCAAAGCTGACAAAAGCAGGATCTTATTGGTGGCCGCATCGTGGCCGGTGATCATCACCCACTGGTCTTCGTGTTCGGCCAGGCCAGCGGCGTAGTACCCATCAGGTTGGCCAATGGTGTTGAGCGTGAGCAGCGTGCCGTTGTGTTCGATTGCGGACACAGCGTGGTACTCGGACCAGTCGTTCACTTCCAGAGAACACAGTTCGTCAAAGAGGTTATGGTTGCACTGGTACTGGTAGTACATCCGCAGCGCTGACTTGTTCATGAGCGCAGCAACGGGCTCACATTCCAGCGCACATTTGTCGTCGTTGAAGTTCGCTGATGTGACTTGGCCGGACCACATGTTGATGCCAGGATCTCCCGCAGCAGCTTTCTGGACGCGGATGATCTTCAGAGTGATTTCGCGGCCTGGAAGTCCTCGCTTGAAGAGCTGGGCAACAGGGTTGTCGGCGGAGACAGTTATCGAGAGCTTCTGCTTGTTTGGATCTTCAGTGCGTGTGATCGAACTGCGCTTCACGAACGCCGGCTGGTAGACCTGGCCATCGACGTGGAGGAAAGGTTTCGTCTTCGTTGTGTATGCGTAAGTGCTCCCGGCATGGGTGAAGCGGTACAGCTCAAATGGCTGGCTCAGCCATCCGGATTTTTCGTATGTGTCATAGCTCATAGTCCAAGATTTTCACTCCTTTGCTAATTTCCACGACTTCCGGTGTCGTGTATGTAAATTCGAATGTGTCGCTGGCCCACCGTGCTGGCAGCATGAAGCTGATCCGCTCTACTTCGAGCAGGCTCATAGCAGGCAGGGGCTCGTCCAGAGTGATGCGTTCGATGTCGCCGCTGTCGATCTGTGCAGCTACGATCGTTCGATAGAACACCTGGCCGAGGGCATGCACAGCGATCCTGCGATAGCAGCTGCTGGTAAATTTGAAGCTGGCGTATCCGGTATTTCTTACATGCAGCACCGAGGCTCCGTCCTGTAGTCCATCAGCAAGGTAGAAATCATTGTTGCCGGACTCGATCCAGAACGGCTGCTGCTGCCCCCTTGTGCTCAACATGAAGTCGATGAAGCTGCGGATCTCTTCTGTTCCAAAGAGCGTGAAGGCAGCGCTGTGGAGCCGCTCTGGTAACTTCGTCCTGGGCTTCACACGTCTGTAGCCAACTCCCGAATCATGGATCTGAAGGCGAGCTTTCAGCTCGTCTGTCACGTCAGTTAGACGGTTCGGTCGCTGCTCCAGAAGCGGCAAATTCCAAAGCTGCGGCAACGCATCGGGTGCCGTGAAACCATCAGCTTCCGACTGTTTTTCGAATCTCAGCGAGACTGTCGCCACGCGGTCAGTGATGCGAGTGATCTGAGCGCCATCTGGCAGGAAGCACACATGTGCGACATAGCATTCAGTACCAGCTGGATAGGACCGACCAGCAGGCTTGTCGAACACGATTTCGTCAGCGCTGCATAACTCGATCAGGTGAACATTGCCCTCTACCAACAGCACCGAATACCGCTGGGCCACTTCGCGAAGCGGTCTGTCTATACGAACCACGCGGTCGCTCGGCCCTACTCCATCCATGAGCGAAAACACTTCATGCCAAGCAGGCACGAGGAACGAGTTCTGGTATGTATCGAGGCGGTTGCTCGCCCACAACTCTTGCTCATCACTGAGCAGGTAGGAGTACGTCATCGAACAGCGCGGATCATCCATCACTGACGATATTTGCTCAGTCCCATCCCAGGCTTCGAACACGTCGCTCACGAAGTCGTATTGCACCCGAGCACCTGAATTCCAGTCAGGCCTGATGTCCCACAAAACAGCACGAATGCCTTCGACAGCAAGGTCTAGCTTCTTGCCATTGACCGTGATCTCGATGCTGCCTGAGATCGCCGGATTACCGCTCCGCGAAATAGCCCAGGTTATCTGTTTAGCTTTGAAGGGGACGATGCTCTGGGGTGTCACCAAGCTCATGTAGAGGCCATCGACATCAGTTTCTAGCGCCTCGATGACAGCCCCTCCAGGTGAGCTGGACCACACGCTGAATGTGCCCGTCGCATCATCAGCAACGACGCCAAGCGACAACGTTGGCCACGGCGAAACAAACACCTCACCGAAGAATTCGCTGTGCCACCCGATGGGTATGGTTGCTACTCCATTGTTGCCAACAGAGCCGGAGCGAACAGCGTCCCCAAGCGTGCGAACACGCTCAGCAGATTCGGCAAAATCGAACTCCGGAAACGGCAGGTGGAGGCCGATCTGGACGGCAAGGCACTCGATTGGATCAACGATCATCACGCGATCCTCAGAGCAATTCCGAGGCCTTTTCCAGCTGTCGAATCGTGATTGAAAGGCTCGGGCTTCTTCCCGAAAGGCAGCACGTAATACTGCTTGCTACCGACCGTGTACGTACGCTCGGCGAACAGCTCGCGGAAGTTCACGATGAAAGCGTTTTGGAGATTGCCGATGTACCGCCACTTGCCTCCCTGGCCACCGAATATCTGGATGGGCACGAGCATGGTAATGCCAGTGAAAGCGGAGCGTGCGCGAGCAAGGATGCCGTCGCTGTTGTTCAAGCTGTAGTTCGGGAAGCCATAGAAGCTCGAATTCAACCCATGCCCGGTCGCAAGATCACCCACCTGAGCATTGCTGTTGAACCACTTCGCCCAGCCTCCTGTGAATTCGTTCTGCACGAAGCAGGTGGTGCCGTTCGACGCACTGGCCAACGGCACATTCGTCTGCTTCAACACCGAGTCAACGCCATTGGCCATCTTCAGCGAGCCGCCAAAAAACGTCGTCTGCCAACTGCTGATGATCCTGCCGAAGCAGAGGTGTTGCCAGAATCCGGCAGCTACTTCAGTAGCTACCCAGCAGCTGTATCCGTCGTCTAAGAAAACGTACTTCGAAGCATACGGCAGAAGCATGATGTCGTTGTCGTCAGCAGGCCTGCCTGGCTGACCAGCGAAGCCACCCATGGCGTCATAACCAGTTGCACCACGGAGTGCGATACCAGCGATGGAAAACAGGATTGCAGGGTTGTCAGGCAGAGTGTTGTTGAACGCACGAAGCGAGAAGAATCTGTTAGTCCCGCGCTGAATCTGCAAAGTCGATCCCGAGTCATCGTTGATGGTCCATCCCTGGGCCGACAGGAACGATTTCAGGCGAGACAATAGGTCGAACACATCGAGCGCGATCCCTTCTGATTTCACGAACATCACGCAACCTCCACGGTGAAGAACTGGGAGTTACGGAAGACGTTCGGGAACACGATGAACGTGCGATCCAGCAGCGTGAACTGCGACTCTGAAGTGACGGCTTCTGAGTCAGTGCCGAACACCCCTTCGATGTACCCAAGCCACTCCCCTTCCCACGCCTGGGACTCAGGTCCAGGCAGCCCAGAGACTACGAGCGCTTGGAACATCGTGTGCGAGTCATCGAACGACCTACCCAGTTGCTCAAGCCCACCGTTGAACGGGAAGATTGCAGCAAGGTTCGTCGATGCATTCCTGCTGAAATTGATGGATTGCCAGCTTCCGTTTGGCAACAAAACACGCGGATACCCGACCGACAGCCCGCCCCTGCCGAACAGGAAGACGTTCTGACTATCCGTCGTGCCAGACCACAGCTTCGCGTTGCCAGTGATCGAACCTCCGATCAAGAGAGGTTCCGGGTAATCGGCATCGGAAGCGAATGGCAGCATGTAGCCGAGATGCGCTGCGACGTACACAGAAGAGATCTTCACGACGATCAGCAGTCGGCGATCACTGATCGCCAACCACACGGTCAGCGGTAGATCCTGGAGAGAAAGAGCAGGACACAAGTATGTGCTGCCGTTGTGCTGTATTGCGCCAAACTGCCCGTGAAATGACGCAGCTGGCTCGTAGCTCCGGTAACCCTGGAGCTGCAAATTCTTGTAGCTGCCATCAGCAGCCGTTTCTGCGCGAAGACCTACATGCGCGCCTGCTGGCGAACGCAGGATCATCTCGCGCTCGCTATCGACTACTGCATCACGAAGCGTTGTCCATCCTGCTGCTTCGACACGTGTACGAATTTGTGTGAGCAGCGCATTAACGCTGCTCGTGTTGAATGATTGAAATGACATAGGAAACTCCATTTTCCTGACATATATTATATCATATATTTATTATCCAAGAACAGCTTTAATAGCCGTAGCGTTATCAGTGATGAAGTTCATGATGCCCTTCTGCCCGGCTTGTGAGTCGAGGATTCGACCAGCCATGGTGTCTGTATCCAAGAGGTTGTTGATCACCAACGGTTGACCACCAGAACCGCCAGCTGACTTGTTCCTACCGCCGTTGAGCGGATTGTCTGGATCAGTTTTAGACATCACGTACTCGCCCTTCTGAAGCACCGCCGCTACTTCATCGGATTTGAGTCCAGGTGCGCCACCATCGTGGAACCTCGGAGCATTCATCCAGAGCGAGGCGGAGAGATTCTTTCTCCAGCCACTGCCATTTACAGCACCGCCATCATGCAAGGTCTGTGCGCCCATCGATCCTGCCATTCCTTTCGCAACACCTGACCAGAATCCTCCATCAGCAGCAGATCCTCCCCCCATCCCAAGTAGCGAACGAATCATATAAAGGGCATATGCTTTGACGATCAGCTTCGATATCTCAAGCGCCATGCTTGCAGCAAAGTCTTTGAAGACATCTGTGGCTTTCTTACTTCCGTCAATAATCCCATCAAACGCATCATCAAACGCATCGCCGAACCCCTTTCCGACTTTCTGACCTAACATGTTCAGGTCATTCAGATCGTTCAGAGCCAGCTTGGTTTTACTATGAGTGTCATCGATTGTATCTTGACTGCCTGTTTTACCGGCCAGCTCATTAGCTTTATCTGCAACTCCTTTTATTCTGTCCTCATAGTCTTGTCTTGAGATGTCACCATTCGCCAGCTGCTTTTGGAGCCTCTCCATCTCCTTCATCACCTGATCTAACTCTGCCTTTACTTTTTCGGCATCAATCAGCTTTTTAACAAGGTCCAAGTCTTCTGCATTGCTACCCATTTTTTTTAGTAGCGCGGAATAGTTCTGGTCGATCTCTGCCAGATCAGCTTCATAGTCTTTACCGGAAAGCCGCAGCAGCTTGATGCGTACATCAGCGACATCCTGCTCGTACTGCTTACGCTTGTCCGCAGCGTCTTTGTCGAGCCTGACTTTCTCGTTTGCGACCTCGGCGTCCTTCAATTTCTGTGTTAATGCCAGAGATTCTGCGTCCCCCTGGGCCACGCGGAACATCTCTTTGTACTTCAGCTCGATCTCAGAAATCGCGGCTTCTCGCTCTTTGCCTGAAAGCCTAGTGGCCTCGATTTCCTCGCGAGCAATCTCGTTCTGCAATTCCCTACGACGCTGAGCCACTTCCTCGGCCTTACGCTTCGACTCCGCAGCTGCACGTTCACCAGCAGCCCTAGCAGCATTGGCCTGATCAATGGCCAACCTGTTGTTGATAGCGTCGGAGGCGTTCTGGTTAGCAACCAACGGATTGAGCGCAGCTTCCTGATTCGCCAAGGCATTCCGCTTCGCCATAAGGATGTTGATTTCACCCTCAACCGCGTACCGTTCCACCTGGCTCTTTTTGATCTCATTGATCTTCGCTGTCAGCTCGTCACCGGCAAGGCCAAACTGCTTCGCTGCGTTTTCAGCAGCATTGTCCAGCGCCGCCAGGGCGACCTCTTTGGCAGCAATCGTCCCGTCCAAGATCTGCTGGTCATATCCGAGAATCTGCTTCTCGACGGCGGCACGCTTGTTGTTGAGATCATGAGCGACAGCGATACGCGCATCAGCTGCCTGGCGGGCCGTTTTGGTGCCATCCGCTTCTTCACGGTCGATCACAGAGAGGCGCGCTGCGGCGGCATCTTCGACAGCTTTGACTGTGATTTTGGCTTCGGACTTGGCGATCTCAATTTTCTCTTTCGAGAGCTTGTCGGCAGCTTCCTTGGATGCCTTGTCCGCCTTTTTCTGAGCATCAGCCATCCTGTCAGCAGCGTTTTGCACCGCCACTTCAATACTTTTCAGTTGTTCTGGCGTTGTAGCATCTTTTACTTGTTGCTCGAATGCCTTAGATGCCTCTACACCGATTTCCCTGATTTTCTTGAGTGTTGCCTCTTTATCAGAGTCAGAGATCAACGGAGTTGGTTTACCAGATGTGATGCCTTTGATTCCTGAATAACCCTCAACACCGGCTTGGTCAATGCTGTCTTGTAGGTTGTAGATCTGCTGATTAACAGTCATCAAGCGAGCGCGATATGAAAGCAACAACCTTTCGTACTGGCCATCATTCATGAATGCCAATTTCTTCGGCGGATTATTAATCTTTTGGATTAGATCTGCTTGCTCCTGCAAGAGCATCTTCTGACGAACAGCATCAATTGCAGGGCTAAGCTCTTTGAGCTTCTGTATTAGCCATTGAGATTTTTCAGAAAACATATCGAGACCAGCAGCAGCGGCTTCTGGTGCATGAACAAAATTAGTAAATTCGACAGCCAGATCTTTGATTGCCAGCCTTGCGTTTTTCATGCGTCCGGCGAGGCTATTGTTCGCTCCTTCAGCAGCCCCTTCACCCAGCTGTTCCTTGAGTGCCTCATACAGAACATCTTGTGCCTTCAGCTGCTCGCCGGACTCGATCAAAGTGGCGATCAACTCTTTCTGATCATCAGTGAACTTGACGCCTTGCTTACTGAGTGAAGCCAAGCCGTTGATCGGATCTTCAAATGCCTTACCAAGAGCCACTACTTGCCCGCGCACTTCGCCGCCCATGACCTCCGCCATATCGATGCCTAGAGCCAGGACTTTCTTGTGCATGTCACCTACGATGCTCGTGAAGCCAAGCAACGCGCCGGAGGCATCCTGAATGTCCCCCGCATCGAAGAGAGTCGCCTTCTCTTTCTCGCCCGCAAAGTCAGCAAGCTGCTGAGCAGAGAAGCCAGCGGCACCTCCTGTGGATTTGAGCAAGGCTTCGAGACGACCGAGCTTGCGCTCATCGTCGGAGATGTTGGCCAGGCCGAAGGCAATTGTTGCCAAGGCGGCGCCGATCACGGAGGCAGAGATACCAGCCGCAACACCAACGGCCTGGATACCGCTAGCTAGCCCGTCGATGTGACCGCCGAAGGTGGCGAGTTGACCACCAGCTAACTGGCTTGAGTCAGTGATTTTCCGGAGTGCTTGGGACATTGCGCTCTCGCCCGACGGCAGAGAACGGTCGTTCATTGCTGACGATGCTTGCTTGAGATCTTTTGTTAGACCTGACAGCTTTTCTGCACCCGAAACTTTTAAATTTATTAGATAGTCAACTACGTTGTTCGACATCGCTGATAAGTCCTTTTATCAGTTCATTGTAATAATCACGCCCCTCTTTACCGAAAGCGCTGAAGATAGCGGCCTGCTGAAGCATCGATACAGTGACCAGAGAACTCCTTTCTCTGTCGATAACCGCGTCCGCCAGCTTGAATAGGCGCTTAATTGGATAGCGGTATGGATCGAAACGGTCTGTGTTGTGCCCAT